ATCTAAGGTTTGAACCTACTGCAATAGAGGCGGTATCAGGAAACTGACCTACGGTATAGTTATTATAACCAGCACCGCTATTATCGACGGTAATAATTTCAATCGATCCTGGTACAGCTGCGTTAGCTACTAATGCGTTAGGGGTTACAGGTACATACTCTGAAGTAGCAAATTTACGAATATTGAACTGGTCAATAGAGAACATATATTTCCAGATGTAACCATCTTGCGGAAATTCAATAGGTGTTGTATCTTTACCAAAAGGCTTCTGTGTTGATCTTGCGCCATTGTTATTGAATAGGCACTTATAAACGTTTAGCTCAACCGAGTCATCAATAACAACATAGAATTGCTTTGAAGCAAGATCTGTATCGTCATCTCTGTACATATCATAGACGCCGTTTTCGACCCACTCATAGCGCTTTATCATATTAATGACATTATCGCCCTTGATCTTCTTGCCAAAGATCATATCATTATATACTTGAATAGTGGATACTACTGTGTCTTCAGGTACGGGAGGAATTTCATCTGAACCACCGCCCTGTCCTACGCCGAATGGAGTATGTTTAGCAGCAAACACATAGTAAGCTGCGTTCTCTTGAACAGACTGTACAAAAGATTCAGCAGCTTGGACGTTTAGTGTCGTTGTAATTTTTTGATTAATGCTCATAAACTATATTTATACCCTATTACAGCTGTTATTCTCTAATCTCAATAAACAGTTCTTGTCTATCCTGAATATCTGTTGACTGACGATCTTGTACAACATATGGCGAATCGTCTGTAATTTCAATAGCAGAATTAGCAACCGTTATATTAGTATTAGCGAGAGAATCGATTAACACACTACCGAAGAATCTAGTGCCTGATGTATGCATAACCTTCTTGAACATGGTAGCATACTTTTCAAGAGGAATACGCGAGATGATATCGTATGAGTATTCCTGATAATAATCGCCGTCATGCACCTTGGATACATCCGAAAGGAACCCTTTAGCTGTTCTGTAAAAGCCTGTACCAGTTCCAACACCACCCTTGATATTAGATACAACACCGGTACGTTCATCTGCAGCTGTGGAGAAGACTATCTCATCATCGTTCGAGAAACCATACCCTGAGTCAATAATTTGAATCTGGGAGATAACACCATTAGCAGTAGATGCTCGAGCATTGATCGAAGCATTAAGACCGGCAGGCTCTGAGTTTGGATCGACAGCTACACTTACAAGATTAGCAGTTGTACCGGAGAGACTACCCGTAATAGTATTACCATTGACAAAGAGATTGTCAAGTTGTATTCTCTTTACGTAAAGTTGGTCACCAATATTATCCTTTACAATACCTCTTGCAGTATACGATCCGACAAACGGTGTTGCATTGGTAATAAAGGAGTTAGCAGTGCTAATCAGCGATTTAAGATTGTAGTTATTAGTGGTAGGGAATGTACCTTCAGTCAACTCAAGATCGATGTAGTTAGCTATGTCGTTAACATAGAACACAATACCGTTGGCAATAAAGTTGGTTGTAGAGTTAGCAGCGTGTACCTTCTCACCGTAGCGATAAGGCGCTGTATTGCTTACCGAAACCTTTACTAGAGTTCTATAATTAATCTGTTGAACTGTTTCACCGATAGCAAATGACGCTTCGTTGTCTTTGATTGTGAAGATATAATCACGCGCTTGATAACCTGTAATGAAAGGTTGGAAAGCAGATGCAACAGGGTCTCTATTATAGCCCGTGCCAGGGTTCAGATCACCTAGTGTTCTAATCGAGCCAACTGTCATACCCTCGAATGTAAGAGCCCCGAAAATAATCGATGAAAGATTAGCGGATGGGTTGTATGGCAGCCCATACTGTATAGCATTAAGCTTTGTATTCAGTAGAACAGTATTGCTAAGTCTATCTGTGTTTAGTTTAATATCTTGGGTATTAGTGAGCGATGCAATTCTGTATTGCGCATTAGCGCCAGAGGTCTTACTCGCAATATAACCTCTTGTTGCATTGTTTGCAGAATACATAAACGGTGCAAACGAATCAATAAAGGTATTAGATGCATCTGCAATAGCGCCGTTGAAAGAAATGGTCTTAAATACAGATGTTGTATCTTTGCCTTCAACAAATACGTTCGCATTAGGGCGGAACACCCCGTCGATATTAGAGACAGTTAAGAATCCTCCCGCAAGTGTAAGGCCAGTTGTCTTAGTAATAGTAGCGGATGCTACGACATCATTAGAATTATCTCTTTGGAATACTGTATCGCCGACAGCAAACACACCGCGCGGAATACCGATTTCAATTGAACCAGTATTACTGGTTTGAATTATTCTACCAGTAATATTACGCGGTGTTACTGAAACAACATCAACTTTACTTTGTGTGTTTGATTCCAGGAAGACAATATCACCGGAAGTAACTGTATCTTTGTTAATCATACTAATAACCATAGTATTGCTATTAGTATCGATTTCAATTATCTTACCAAAGTCATTGACGTTATTAAGCTGAATTCGCGATCCAGGCTCCATCAAATCAATATTGAGATCATTCTGATAGGTAATATTAAACAGAGGCTGTGTTACGGTTTCGAGATATTCAAAGTACTTCTTAGGATATTCGTAAATAACATTCCAGCTAGCGCCGGTGCCTAATGAAGGTAAGCCTAGGCTGTTAGCTACAGAAACCACTGGTGTTTCATCAGCTGGATAAAAACCCGCGCCGCGATCTAGTACCTTAACGGATAGAATACTGCCCGATGTATTGGTTGTTGGCTTAGCAATACCCTGTGAGTAACGAGACGAGACATAGATAGTGTCGTTGTTGCTATAACCAGATCCGTTTATAACAGGATTGATGTTAGCAAGGAACTGGCCAGCTTCAACATTAGCAAAGAGTAAGATTGTGTCTGATAAAAATGTATTAGATGTAAAAGCTGTTTCTTGACCTACTCTATTTGTGGTATAACCCCAGCCAGTATTGCCCAGTCTAAACGATACCTCACCCGAACCTTTAACAGTCGATGTAACACGACCAATACCACCGAGCCCTGTTACTGATTCAAAGTTGACAAGATCGCCAACCTGGAATAGCTCTGAGCCTTCAATAACAGAAGCGCCTGTAAATGATCCAACGATTCGTGGCGAGTCAGGAAATATCTGAACGTACTTAAGACGCTCGTTAACCTCAAATGTACCACGAACGTTGGAGATGTAGAATGCATGAACAAACCCCGCGTTCACCTTCTTCTTCACGTAACGTTCTACGAATGCTGTTGCGCCTGAGTTGACGCCTGTGATCTGCTTACCGACGAGTGTGATAGCTCTGTCGACAGATGTAGAGTTGATTTCGATATATTGTGGCTTAAACCATTCAGCGTCTGAAAGACGGAATAGATCATCGCCTGGATAATATACTGACGACTTAACCCCATAGATCAGTCTAAAGAATAGATCGATCGAGCGTGATGTACCTTTTGAGCGGTAGAGATCGAGAGAGTTCTTAACAAGAAGTCTCTTATTGGTCTGTGTATCGAACTCGATATTCTTGAGATACTTTTCCTTAAAACGTACGACGAACAGATCTAATGTCTTGTCTATGTCACGAATCTTAGATAGATTACGGCTAAGGAATATAGAACCTACGCGACGTGTTGTACCACCTCTAAGAATATAGGTGTTGCCACCTGAAGATGATGTGACTGGAATAAGTTCCGAACATACGTTAAAGCATTTAAATGTCTCAAGCCCGTTTACAAGTACAAGGATGCTATTACCATCTACGGAATAGATTGTTCCGGTAACATTTTGTTGCTGTACGGTATCACCGACATTAAAGTTTGTAGTCGATTCAAGATCTAATAACTGAAAATTCTGTTCAAGCCATTCATAATATGCTTTTACGAAAGCAATAAATTCTGGCCCGTCAGTCTGATAGAATGACGGAAATAACCCGGCAATGAGTGGAGAAATTTTACTTTCAATATCTCTCATCTATTAAGCCCTAACAGGTACGACATTTATCGCAAGATCTTCTTCGATAATATTTAGGATGACGTTATTGATGGTCGAGATGTCTTTGTTACGTGGATATGCGTAGAACTTAATACCAGCACCAAAGTAACTGTCAATCTTAAAGTTTGAGAACTGTAATAGACCGTTATCATAATTTACTGTTCCGACAGTATCAATTATAGCCTCAGTAGCCGCTGACAATACGTTTAATGTACCATCACCGTCATCTCTAATAAATGACTTGATACCTTTATAGTTAATAAATGATGAGTATACTGAATACTGCTGTGCACGAATATTGATTTGCTGCTCTACAGTCAACGGAATATTGTAGTTGACGTCAAACGTTAGGAACTTACCTGTCTCAGGTGTAATAACTTTGATAACAGTTACATCTGTTTCGTTTGAGATAATAGAAACTTGCGATGCATCGATCGCCTGAATAAGCTTCGAATAACGGAATGTTCTATTAAAGTTGTTGAGATTATTCTGAGCATAGAGTAGAATAGCCGAACCAACAATAGTCTTAATATCGTCAGATGAGAGCGCTGTAACGTTAAGGTTATAATTAACTCTCGATGAAACGCCAAGATAGGTATACTCAGGATCAACAAATACCGGATCGATAGAAACAGGTGAACGTGGCTTCAGGAAGCGATAGTACTCTTGCTTCTTAATATCTGGAAGAGCGTCTACTTCTTTGAGGTCAACAGAGACGTAAACCTTACCGAACTGCGGCGGATCTAGATCTTCACCACCATAAGCAGTTACTGTATTGACCTCTGGGAAATTAAGCTTGAGAAGAGTTTCATAGTCCTCTGTGGTGATAGCTCTTTCTTGGGATGTAAAGTGACGAGGCGCATTATACTTGATCGATTCGATTGACTCAGAAACAGTGCCGCCAGCGGCTGGTGATACTGTGATAACATCAATATCTGTTTCACCTTGAATAGGACCGTCAGGTGTAAACGTTTTACAGCCATTTGGTAGCTGGCCGTTTGATACTCTATACTCAATTTGAATGACTGAGTTGTTCTTAGGTCTACGACCTGTTACACCGTCACCGAAAACAATCTCATAAGAATCGTTCTCAGCGCCTTGTACGAAGAATACTCTCGAAGAGCTGTCTAGATCAAAGAGCGATGTTGCACGTGAATAGTTCAGAATAGTAGAACCTGTATCTTCAATTACTGTAACGATGAGTGATGAGATATCTACATTCTTATTTGTAATGAGGAGTCTTTGTACAGTATCGTAGGTATAGGTATATGAGTCGTTTACATAGTAGCCTTCGAAAAGCGTAATGTCATTACCGGTAAATACGATACGCGAACCATTATCGACTAATGTATAGTTACTAATAACAATATTTTCAGGTACAGTAAATGTATAGTTCTTATTAAGGATTCTAGACGAGAAAGAGAAGCCTTTAGGGATAACTAGAGATCTCTTCGTGGTCTGTAACGATGATACACTAATGTTTACTTTAGCTTGTGATGACTTAAACGATTGCGGAACATAATTTAATTCTTTAGCGTGAGAAACAACCGAGTCGCGCAGCTGAGCGGAGTCAAGGAACATCTCGTTGCCGATCATGTTCAGGTAGAAGTTATTCTGGAAAGTGTTATAGGCCAGCAGGTCGAGAAGAACATTAATGTTCGCGCCCTCGAAGTCATAATCGTTAAAACGATCCTGGGACTTAAGATACGACTTGAAAGTATTCTTTAGTGTATCAAAGTCTAGGTTAGAAAGAATTATTGATGAGTTGGCCATTATCTTACTCTAGTTAATGAAACGTTTAATGTAACAGGATTCTGTCTATTTATGATCATATATTGAATGGTAATCGAGTACGCGTTACTTTCATAATCAGGAGCAGCACCCACGAATATTACTTTAGCCCTTGGCTCGTACTGATTAATTAAATTTTGAATAGATGATGATAATAGCTGTGCTACACCTTCTGACATAGGTTCAAAAAGCATCTTATAGATATCACTGCCAACCTCAGGCTGATATAGACGCTCGCCTTTATTGGTCGCAATAAGATTGCGAATAGATCTATTAACTGCATTCTCGTTTACATAACGAACAATATCGCCAGTAACAGGATGAGGGTTGAGATTGTTTAAGAAATCAGAGAAAGGCTGATTCTTTGTATCGCTGCTTTGAAATCTATCTTTAGTTACGGCCATTTTTTATTTACCTTATGAGACAACTGCTGTATTAGCTGAATCAATTGCTAGTGTATATCTGAATGCTTGTGCAACAACCTTACACTTAATTGAACTGCCTATATCAGCAGTCTTAACATAATATTCGTTATTGCTTGACGATGACTGTACGCGAACATTCGAGCCAGGCTGCACAACACGTACCCATTCATATGTAACAGATGTAGGTGTAAACGGCCATGTCCCTTCAGAGCATGTTAGTGTCTGCCCTACTGTTGGTGTGCCTGAAATAGTGGGCTTGTTATTTGCTGCCATATCAAACACAACCGGCTGAGTATTAGCTGTATATACTTCTTCAATATTTGTTTGATTCTCAGCTGTCACTCTACAATATACAGGATAATCTACATCGTCTAGTACTGGTGTATATTGATATGTATTAGCACCGAATATCTCTTGCCCTTGCTTCATCCATTGGAATGAGAGTGCAAAAGTATTCGTAACACCATTTGCAGTCCACGTACCATTTGAGCATGCTAGTGTTGAACCGACCGCTGCAGTACCTGTAATGACTGGTAATACTGTATTAACTGGCTCTGGTAGATTAAGAACATCTTGAATCTGAGTCAGGTATTGTGTATATGCCGGTCCCGATGATGTTGCAATAAATGTATCGAGAGATGTAGTGTCAATAACTGGCGGGAGACCGGTAATGTCTTGAATATAAGATTGATTCTGCCCAATCTTTTGCAGACTTCCACCAAGTGCAGTATTAATAGTATCCTTGAATTCATCAACCGAATCCACAAGCGACTTAACTGCGGTTACACCTGAAAGAATATCATCGATATCGTCTGCAGATATACCAGCATCATTCAAACCCTTACAAATCGCTTCAGCAATAGCATCTTCGATATTTTCACGAACCTGCCTAAGTGCACTTTCGATTTCGTTACGAATATCTTGTTCAATCATCTCTTTAGTAGAGATGGCGCATGCTTCTAGTCTAGGAATAACTGCCTCTACAGTCTTGACTAGCTCTGTGAGCGCCTGTAGTACTTCAACTATCTTTTTAATAAGATCAATTGTAGCTTCCAGATCAGGAAGAATACGACCAATAGCAAACTTCTTAAGCCATTTAGGAATTTTGAACGGATTTATAGGCAGAGAAAGTATAGGAGTTATCTCATCTAATTTTCTTTTTACTTCCTCGTTAGACCCGATAATGTCTTCTTTCATACCGTTAAAGGCTGTCTTAACCTTTTG